TTCCACTTTCTAATTTATATTTATTATTAATATTTGATATTCGCCAACCGCATTTTACATTATTTTCTATATTGTTATTAATGCCGTTTATAAGTTCTATCGATGTATGAGAATTATTATCTATTCTACCATCTTGTATTTTTAATGTACTATTATTCCCATATATTGACAATATACTTGATGGATTAGTTGTCCCAATACCAACATAACCATTATTTATTATAGCAAATACTTCATTTACTTTATTTGAAATATTTACAATATCACCTAATACATTATCTTGTTTAACAGAAAATGCTGTATTACCATCTGTATTAATTACCTCCAACTGTTCAGTAACATAAACATCTGTTTTTAAAATTGTACTATTTCCTGTTATTTCTAAATCTATAGCTGTTATTTTCCCTAAAACATTTATATCACGGTCATATATGTTATTTACAATAAACCTATTATTAGCTCCATTTGCTACATTATCTGCATTAATATTATTAATATTATTAGAAATTATATTAGATGTTTGTAAAACATAATTAGAACTATCGTTTATTCTGTTATTTAATGTTGTTGAAATTACATTGGATGTTCGAGAAATATAATTAGAAGTATTAAAGTCTAAATTGCTTGATTTGTTGTATAATATATTTGAAGTTGAAGAAATATAATTGCAAGTATTTAATATATTTGTATTTAATGTTGTAGAAATAACATTAGATGTTCGCGATATATAATTTGAACTATCATTCATTACATCTCTCCCATTAACTCTTAATATACCATTGGATGTATCAATATCTCCATACAGATCTATTTTATATTTTGGAGAATTTAAATTATTTTTATGCAATACCATAACATCTTTAATAGAATTATCCTCAATTTTATCAGTAACGCTAAAAAGTTTGTAATTATTAAAATTATCAATAGAATTTGATTTTATTTCAACACCATTTATTCCCGTACTATTAAACACTATATTACTTGAATTGACGAAGTATTTATTATAAAGTCCTTGATTCAATATTTCAACCAAATCATTCCCATTTCCATCATATATTTTTCCATTCACAACGATATCATCTGCCGCGTTTATTACACCTTTTATAAAAATATCTCCATTATCATTTATTTTTAAATTTGTTGAATTAATATTTTTTATATTATCTTTATATTTTAATTCAAATATACCATCATATGCTAAAATTTCATAACCATTAATATTTTCATTATTATAATCTATTTTATTTAACAATGTTATATGTGGTTTTATATTTTTTACATTATAATTTTTGATTTGAATTAGAATGTTTCTTGTCTCGCTTTCGTCAAAAAAATTATAATATTCTTCCAATGCTATATTGTTCGTGAATGAATTACCATAAATATCAAAATTATTTACTACGTTTTTTACTGTATTTCCTAGTGAATTATATTTTACTTTTAATAGTTTCATATTTCTGTTTATATTATTGACGGTTGATGAAATGGAATAATTTGATGTTGATATATTTATAGTATTTACTTTTGGATTATTTGGATTTACTATTGGTATAGGAACCTCAAATATATGTAATTCATTGTTGTAATTTGTATTTACAAAATTGTTTGGCAATACATTATTAGTTTCAAATTTTATTATATTTTTGCGATTTATAGAAAAGGTATCTGTTATCTCTATATTAGAATTATATCTTATTATATTATGTGTATTCGTTTTTAAGAATATATTAGTATTTGTGAAACTGTCTTGAAGTTTGATCGTATTAGTGTTTAAGTTTGTAATACTATATATACTATCATTATTGACAAAAACTAATGGATCCGTATCCTCGTGTTTATATATATCAGTATGTATAATATTATTGATAGTTATAATATTACTATTATCTACAATAATATTATCCACATTTAAACCTGGTAAAATTGTAATATTACATGTTATATTATCTGCAATTAAATATTTATTCAAATATGTAAAATTAAAATTATAGGATAAATTATAGTTTTCTGTTTCCGCTTGTTCGTTTAGTTTTGTAAGAGCTAAAGTTTTATCAATATTATAGTTTATGGAATGAGACTTTACCGATATATTTTCAGCAGATATTGTATTAATATCGTAAGATAATAAAGGTAATATATGAATGTTGCAATTATCGCCAGAATTATATGATTGGTTTATAGTTATTATTTTATCAACATCAATTGTTGTATTATATTTGGAAAGATTATTATTGCCATCATAATTAATATAATTAATAGATATATTGCTAGAATAATAAGTAATTGGTATATTTACATAATTTGTATCGTAAATTAATTCTTTAGTGCTTGTAATTCTTGTTTTAAATATAAAGTCAGGGTCATTCCTATCCTCATCAGTTATACTATTTAAAAAGTCATCAACCACGTTTGTGACATTGATATTAAAGTTATAATCTGAAATATATTTTTGGTTTATATTTGTCCATGTCGTTTCTGGTTCTGTTATTTGTACATCTATGAGTTTTACAGAAACTATACTATCTGATAAATATTGACTTGTATATCTATTATAAACAGATAATGCAGAATTATCATATTCGCTTTTTATAACAAACGATTCAACTGGTGATTCGTCATTAAATCCAAACCTTGATCCGTTTCTATTATTACCTTGGTTGTCAAAAGCATCAATTGTAAAAACATTTTTTTCAGATAGTGATTCATTATATATACTTCCTCGAGAAGTATTTATTGAAAACTTATAATTATTTGCATGATTACCTCCATATATTGTATGTATGGTATTTGTATCCCCGCCAGTATTTACCAAATTGATTGACGCCGGTTTGTTATTATTTGTAATTTGCAATCCATATTTATCATTACCATCTATATGAAATCCAATATTACTATTATTTATATTATTTCCCAATCCAAAATGTGCTTGTGTATTTATTAGATTACCTGCAATATCATTATTACTTTTAAATTTAATAAAGTTATTATATGTTTTTGTATTTGTATTATAAAAACTCATATTAAATTTAGAAGCATTATTATCATTTTTCATAATTTTCAGTTGAACCATATTACTCGTATTTGTAAGTTTGTCTATATTATCGTTAAAAAGACCATTATCAATATTATATATACCAAGTTCTATAGATGATGATGTTTTTTCTTTATCTGCTATTTCATATGTAATAAACTTTGCTACAGAAAAATCATTATTTGTTTGTTTAATAATTAACGGAATTGACATATTTTCACTTGTTTTAGGGTGAATAACAAGGCTGGTATCAGGTGTTAATAAACTAAAGTTTAAAGCTATTATATTATTTTCAGCATTTGTACTTGAACCAATAGGTTGTTGTGTTATAGTATAGGTTGACGCATTGTTTATAACACTTACTAAATTAGATATAGTATTTAATTTAAAATTAAAATTATCTCCATTTTTATCTATAATTTTAATATTTCCGTGTACTTCTAAATCTCCATATATAGACATAGCAGATTTATTTTCAGAATTAACTTCGATATTAGGATTATTTACATCTATATGATAATTAGAATCAACCGTATTATAATAAAATGACATACCATACGTTGTCGGTTTAAATGTTTTATCAGTATAACCGATTTGTAAAGGTCCTATAATTGGAATATTATTATTTCTAATATTATTATACATATGATTTTTGTATATAAACCATTTTTCGTTATTTCTCTCATTCCCTGCACCTCTATCAAACTCGCAAATATCTATACCGCTATAATCAGCATTATTATTTGCACCTCCACCTCTAATTCCTCTATATATACGAATTACTGAATAATTATTATCTTCCGTTGTTAAGTTTCTTACTTGTAATGGGGCTACAATTTTTTCATTTGTCCAACCGATACCTATTTTTTTCTGTGTATAAAATGTATCAGTATTATTGTTGGCATTTTTCAATGTTTCAATAATACTATCATTTTGATAATATAAATCGGCATTTAAACCTTCTTTAACATTAAAACCTTTCATTTTGGTAGAAATAGATGTTATATTATTATAATTTATGCAAAACTTATTTGTTGATATATCATTCAAATTGAAATAATTTTTTTGTTTTTCGTACATAAAACTTGATGTTCGAACATTATCATTATTTATATTTAAATAATAATGTAATGCGGTAACATCGCCATTAACATCAAGTGCATAACCTTCGCTTGGTGTTAATTTATTTATTGATACCTTATTTTCATTAATAGATAATGTAGGTGGTGTATTTTTTAAATTAGGAAAGTTTAAATTATCTGTAATTTGCGACATATCAGAAGATGGGTAAAAATATATATTGTTTTTTTTACCTTGAACCCGATTAGTGTTTATTATGAGACTATTATCTGTAAAGTCGAGGCGATGTAATCTACCTATATTAGTTTTATAATCTATCGCATCAATTGTACTTTTCATATATATATCAAAAGTATCATCAAATAATACATTATCTTTTATAATATTAAGCATTCCATCAAATCCATCAGAAGCTTGAAATCCAATTCCTATTTTTTTTGGAAAACTAATATTGCTATTAATAAGTTTCATACCATAATCGCTTGAACTACCTGTTCCACTATTTATATTAGCCAATGAAACTGCTTGACCATATACAAAAATATTTTCAACATTAAGGTTTTTTACAGTTACTTTATTGGGTCCATCAAAAATAACATCATTTTTGAATGAAACATTTCCTCTAAATATAGATTCTTCAGTAACAGTTATTCTTTTAGATGTTAAATTTTTTATAATAGCATCTTGAGAAACATTAATATTACTTGTAGTTAATACTCTCGCGATATTAACATTATTATTAAAGTTGTAATTTTCACCTTGGAAAACACCACCACCTATTTGACTTGCATTTAATGCACCAAAACCATCTTTTCGGATATATATGTCATCTATGTTTTTATATGTTCCTGTTATAAAGTCTTTAGATACTATATTGTCAAACTTTGAAATACCTATTACTTCCAAACGTGGTTTTATTGATTCTGGTTTAACAACTACAATATTACCAGATATAAGTGTGTGTTTATTAAAAATTATTTCATTATTTTTATTTATACCTATACCAACATTACGATTTTCATCTATTGTCATTGCTGGTAAATTATTAAGAGCTGTATTATAAACAGGAAAACTCTCATTGCCATATAAATTATTAATAACATTCGAAGATTGACTAACATGAAACTCCAAAGGCATACCAACAGAAGTAGATATTATAGCTGGTGATATAGAGTTTCCACCAATAATACCAATATTTAACATAGATGAACCATCTCCCGTATTTACTTCATTTCTTATTGCTATTTGCATACTATCAAACTTGTTATTTGCATATGATACAATATTCAACGGATGTGTATTTTTATATGTATTATCCATAGCACCCAATGTAACATATTTAGTAGTAAATATATTTTCTACATTTTCAAAAATAGTTTTTGAAACGTCGGGTATATCATATGTAATAAATCCTGATTTAAATGGTTGCGTGTTTGCTAACGTTGATGCTATAGTAATTATATTACTAACCATGCTCGCAGTTACAGGTTCTGTCGATGAAATTCTAATATTATCCAAATGCAAAGACTTAGCTATAATAGCACCATTACAAACAATATTTTTTCCTGTATATAACGATGTATTATTATCTAAATTATTAGTTGTATTTCTAGATGAATCAATTGATATTCCTCTTTTATTAACAATTAAATTGTACAATGTTTGCGAAGGGTCTGCTACATTAAATGTCTTTTCACCAACAAACAGATATTCATCATCAGTCATATCTAATTTTGAAAGATTAATAGCATTGTTAGTATTTACATCTTTTTGTAATCCTATTGCAACAGAATCAATTTGTACAGTAGGTTCGATAATTTGTGTATCGACGGAACTCATTAATAAAGTGTATTCTATTTAAAAGAAATATACTATTAATATTTATATATAATTCTTTATGTATAAAGATAAAAAATGATAGAATAGTTAATAGTATTTTTTATATATAATATGAAACGCATTGAAAATATTCACAATAAAACAAAAGATGTATATATTGAAAATCAACCTTATAATGATAAAAATATATTGCTATCTGATGATAATTTAACAAAACTATTTGATGAAAATGGATTATCTGGTATTAAATTCAAAAATATTAATTTATATCGCGTTGCGTTTGTTCATAAATCATATTGTACAATGAAAAACACAGACTTTAATAAAAGCAATGCAAATTGTCCAAATAATTGTTTGCCTTTACAAGATATGTCATATGAAAGATTAGAGTATTTGGGCGATTCTTTATTGGGAATGATTGTTGCTAATTATCTATATTGTAGATTTCCAGATCAAAATGAAGGTTTTTTATCAAAAATAAGAACAAAAATAGTTAATGGAAAAATGCTTGGATATTTATCTGATAAAATAGGACTTCCCAAGTTTGCAATAATTTCAAAACAAGTAGAAGAATCTGGTGGTCGTAAAAATTATAAAATTATGGAAGATATATTTGAAGCATTTATAGGAGCATTATTTTTAGACTTTCAAACAGAAACCGACATTGTATCCTTACCAAATGATATTAAACTATCACCAACAACGGGAGCAGGATATTTTATAGTCGAGAGTTGGTTGATTTATATTATAGAAAATTATATAGACTTTTGCGAATTGATTAGGATTAAAAATAATTACAAAGATATGCTTGTATCACATATGCATAATTACCTACAAGATTCTCCTCAATTTAAAGAGATAAATGTTACATCTAGAGATAATGCGCGAATATTTACATACTGTGTAAAAGATAGAAATGGGACAATTATTTCAACATCAACAGGAGGTAATAAAAAAGAAGCAGAGAACAACGCAGCCAAAGAAGCATTGCTATATTATAGAGTAGATATACAAGAATATAATTCTAATATATAAACAAACAAAGAATAAATTATATATTTATATAAGTTAAAATGTCAGATATAAAAATAACACACTTGGTATTATCTGGTGGTGGGATGAGAGGAGTTATGTTTATTGGAGCATTAAGACTTTTGTATTTAGAAAATTTACATAAAAATATAACACATATATCAGCAAATTCCATAGGTTCTTTTATAGGATTAATGATAGCTTTTAAATTAACAATTGAAGAAATGGAAAAAATAATATATGATATGAAAGACGATAATACTTTATGTTTCATTCCAATAAAAAACTATATTCGTTTTATAACGGAATATGGATTTTTTTCAATAGAACTATTTATGAATCATTTAATAATATTAATTAAAAATAAATATCCAGATATGGGCAATGATATAACTTTCATGGAATTATCTAAAAGATTTGGTATAAACTTATATATATCTACAACAAATATAAATAGATGTGAAAATCGTATTTTTTCAATAGATAATACACCTGATAATTCTGTTTTTAGAGCGTGTGAGGCTTCGATGTCTGTTCCATTATTATTTAAACCTATTAAAATTGATGATGAATATTATTATGACGGAGCATTAACAAATAACTTTCCAATCAAAATATTTTCAGGCGTTCCTAAAGAAAATATATTAGGTATGATTTTATATTCGGATAATAAACAACATGAAGATGATCTTATGCGGAATAAGAAAATAAATATTTTTTTTATTTTAAAACAATTATTTAATATTTTTGATATTTTAAGAACACAACAAGTTTTATTAAAACAGATAAATACTTCGGAAATAGATAATTATTATATGCCAACTATTATAACAAATCAAAAAACATTAAACTTTAAACTTGATAAAATGGGTGTTAAAATGATATTAACAAATGACCAAATTGAAAGTATGATATATGCTGGTTATGATAGTATGTCAAAGTTTATAGATAAAAGAAGAAGTCTCGTAAAAGATGAATATGAAAAAAGATTAGAATATGCAGATATTAAATAATGTAAATATAATATAGTAGTTATAACTATAATTTAATGAATAATAATGTAGAACCATATGTATTTATTTTAGATTTAGATGGTACAATAATTGGAGATTGCAGATATCAATGTGATATATATAATATACACGAAATAATTAGAAATAATAGTAATCAAAAACTATTAAAAAATAAAACATTATGTGAAAAAAGTTTATGTGAGAGTTACAATAATGAATCTCTTTTAATAAGACCATTTTTTAATAAGTTTATGTTAGAAATTAAAAAACAATATCCCAATAGTTTTATATATATATATACAGCATCTGAAAAGTCGTGGGCACATAAAGAGATTAGTATTATAGAAAAACAAAATAATATCAAGTTTAATAGACCAATATTCACAAGAAATAATTGTATAATAGATAAATATGGTGTATATAAGAAGTCCGTTGTTAAAATATTACCATTAATTTTAAAGTCTATGAAAATGCCAAAAACTTATGATATTTCTAAAAAACTTCTTATAATAGATAACAATGATACATTCATAGATTATACTGAAAACTTATTAATATGTTCAACATATAATTATATTAAATTTAATTATCTATGGGATAATATTCCAGAAGATTATCATGATAATGAACTATTGAAAACTTTTATCTCATCTTTAATATCGTCAAAAAAAATACATAATATCCGTAGTAAAAAAAGTGAAGTACAAGATAAAGTACATAAATGGTTATATAAAAAATATAAAAAAATAAATAAATATAATTATAAGTTTAGAAATGATACATTTTGGAAGGATCTAATAACACATATTAAAAGTAATAATATACAAGAATATAATAAACATACTTTATATATTATGAAAAAAAGTATAAAGATATAGCACTTAATAGGAATATCTTTATTATGATTTATGTAAGTTTTGATATTGGCGTAAAAAATTTAGCATTATGTATATTAAAAAAAACGGATGTTATAACAATTATAGATTGGCGAATAATAGCATTAGCAGAGAGTAAAAAAGAAATTAAAGGAATAGATGATATATCTGAGCGTATATATATTGAAATGGATAACATTATAGGTGATTTAAAATTAAGAGGCATCGAGGTTATAGATTATGTTTTAATAGAAAATCAACCGTCTAATTTAAATGGAATTATGAAAACAATCCAACATATAATTTATTGTTATTTTAGTTTAATAAAATATTGGGATAAAGACATTAAAAACGTAATACTTGTAAACGCATCATTAAAAACTAAAACGCATGATTATAAACCAGAAATACAAAATATAACAGAAAGTCCTAAAAATGCGAAAGGGTTTCGAAAGGATAAATATAAAATTAATAAAAAATTAAGTATTGATATATGTAGTAATTATATTAAAGACAATGAAGTATTGTCAAGTATTTTTTCTGAAAATAAAAAGAAAGATGATTTGAGCGATGCTTGTCTTCAGGCAGTTGCATATATTAGAACAAATATTAAAGACGAATCATTAGACAAGTATAATGTATTATATAATTAAATCATTTTTTTCAACATATATTTATGCGTTTTTATATATGTATTAAAATTATTATAATATATAAACAATTGATAGCCAATTAAATATATAATATGTCCAATATATCAAATCTCAATAATAAAAATGACGATTTAATAGAGTTAAATAAAAAGAGTTTTGATACTAATTCTTTTAATTTTGATATCCCCCATAAGCAAAATAGAGTAACACAAAATAACTTTATAGATGATGATGTTTTATTTAATAAAAGCAAAATAAGCTCGGATGTTATGTCAATGTCTTCAAGATCATCTTCTCGGGCAAGTTCTGTATCCGGAAAAGGAGATAGAGAAAAATATATGAAAAATAAATCAAGACATGACTATAATAAAAAGTCTAAAGATTATGATACCGATAGTAGCAAATCAAGTAGCAAAAGCAGTAATAGTAGCAAAAGCAGTAAAAGCAGTAAAGGCAGTATCGCGAGTAAAGGAAATGAAAGTAACGCAGGTAGTTTTGAAAGCAATGAAAGCGAAGAACAAGATGAAAGCGTTAAATCATATAATGAAAGTGAAGGAAGTAAAATAATAAAGAAACGAAATTTAAGCCCTAAAGAAATAATCAAAAATGAAATAAATGAAAAAAAAGAGATAATATACCAATTAGACAGATTAGAATCAAAAGGTTTTAAGGTTCCTTTCAAGTTTAATATGAACTCTGACTTTGACGAAATGAAGTCTGAATATAATCGTATAATTCGCGAGAAAGAGTTAGATGGTAGCGTAAGATTTCAACAAAAAATGCTTATGGCGTTTATATCTGGAACTGAATATATGAATAGTCGTTATGACCCTTTTACTATTAAATTAGATGGATGGTCAGAACAAGTTAATGAAAATATAAACGATTATGATGATATTTTTGAAGAATTGCATTGTAAGTATAAATCTACTGGTAAAAAAATGGCTCCCGAACTCCGGTTGTTTATTTCTTTGTCAGGGAGCGCATTTATGTTTCATTTGACAAGTCGCATGTTTAAAGAACAACCAATGCCTGATGTTGAAAATGTGCTTAAATCAGATCCTGAATTAATGAAACAATTTCAAAATGCCGCGGCAAAACAATATATGATGGGTAATAACAAAATAGAACAACCTATGAAACAAACCAATAGCGGTTCAGATAGTATGGGATTATTTAATATGGTAAGTAATATATTTGGAACATTAAATGGTGGTTCTATGTCTCCGGATATTATGCCAAGACAGATGCCGAGTTCTAATAATATGAATGCAAATTATGGTATGAATAATAATTCTATAAATAGACCAGAGCAAGATGTTGATAATATAATAAGAAACATGCATAGTAAGATTTCGGTTGAAGATAATGATGACAATATAGAAACTTTATCTGTTAGCGACGAAGAAATAACATCAATTTTAGAAGATACTGCGGATATTAAGATATTAAGACAATCCTCGGGCGGACGTCCTCGTAAAAATACACGCACATTAAATCTTTAAATTAATTTTTATAAAAAAAAGTTTATATATAATATTTATCGTTTAGACTTTGAGCGTACATTACTTATTTTTTGAGCTGATTTATTAACAAATGAGCCGATATCATTTACGGACTTTGAAATAAGTCCAGGAGTTTTGCGGATAGTTTGCATAGGATCTCTCACGGTATTTTCAACCTCTTCTTCGAATAACTCTATTTTACCTAATAATGTTGATAAGGTACTTATTAAAATTGGGACAATGATAATAGTAAATAATAATGTTAGGAAAAGGAATAATGAAACCATTGTTCCAACTGCTATTACATCTCGGCTCATATCTTCCGAACATTTGCATTTTTCGTTTGTCAAAAATCTAACATAATCAAAAGCATAATATATATATACAACGAATATTAGGAAAAATATGAATGTACCCATTGCTAATAGTTGTACGACAGCGGGACCCATATTTTTAGCAATACTAGAAACCGAAACAAATGAAGTTACTAAGAAATACGATAGAGCGACTAATGTAAAATTCTTAATAAAGTCTTTGTTTGGGTGTTCGGCACATTCACAACCGATATTTTCAAGTTTATATAAATATGCGTAAATTATAATCAATAATATTGCAAATATCATTTGAATAATCACACTACTGTAAAATGACAAGTTGTTTTCCGAACCTTTCATATTTACTTATTCTTACTCTATACTATTATATAGAAATTATTTATATTTATAAATCTACAATATAATAGATTATAAATTTTGTTGTTGAATTATAATTGGTTGTATCAAGACTTTTTATTTTATTAATAACATCTATAGACTTTTCTATTTTTAAAAACTTATAGATTTGTTCCATAAATATGTCTATAATATATTTATGAACCGTTCTTTCGTTTATTATTTTATACATATAATCATATATTCTATTTATTAATTCCGGTATTTCATTTTTTTTAACTATAGTCCAAGCTTTATTTATATTATGCGTACATTTCTTCCATTTTATATAATTACAATACAATTCATATTCGTCATTTAATAATAGCAAATTATTATCATATATATATTGGGGAGGTTTCCATTGTTCGTTCTCATTATAATCTTTCCATAATTTTTCTATCATTTCATCATAAAAGTCTTTTTCAAAGAAAGATAATATATCAATATATATAATGTCATCATTTATCTTAATATACCCCCATATTAATGTAAAAAACTCTTCATTATTATTTTCAATAACTATATTTTTTATTTTTTCATAAATAATATCTTTATTTTTTAACGTTAATTTATTAAGATGACCGATTAGATTTCTTTTTACGATAGAATTATTTGTAAAGTTAGGTATAATTATATGAAATCTTTTTTTATTATTATTATCTCCGTCTTTTTCTTTTTTTGTATATACTTTTTTTGCCAATATCATTTTTGGATCATAAAAAGAACTAAAGCAAGTATATTTTTCTTTTAACTGCGATACTTTTAAAAGAATGTCCTGTGGGATACAAGATATTTTATTATATTTATCTTGAAAATCTAAAAAATTAATTTTAACAATTTGTTCAGTCATGTATATTATACTTTATATGAATAATCTTATATAAATAATATTATAGATATATACATAAAGCAGAAAAAATATATATATAATATATCGATGAATATTACAAGCGATATATCAAGGTGTCAAGACTTTCTACATAGTATTGAAACTATTTATAGCACGCATTCTATTTATAGAACAATAATAATTTGCAATGAAAATATTGATTTATATGTTGATTTTTTTAAAAAAAAAGACTACGATGTTCTTATAATAGATAAGTATGAATATATTAATTACGATTTAATTGACAAACGTATTTTCATTATAAAAGAAAATATGTTTATTAGTTTTATAAAAGATGTAAATAATAATGATATATATAAAGATATTATATTTTATAATTTACTTGCATTTACTAAAAATAGCAATAAAGAAGGTTTATTATTAGAATATAGGAAAATTGTTAAACACAATTGTGATTTTATTATCTGATAATATTTTAGAGTATATAATGAAAAAAAACGAGTATATGAGTGAGATATTAGCGATAATGACTATATTTATCATTATAGCAATTATTGCGTTAGGGGGATTTAATTATAAAAAAATAGCAGAAAAATTCAATAGTGATAAAAAATATACTTTAGAATATTATTACATGGATGGATGCGGGCATTGTATTGATTTTAATAAATCAAAAATATGGGAAAAATTAGAAGCAGAAAACTGGGAAAATGTAACATTAAAAAAATATAATCGTCTTGAAAAAATGGATAGAATAGAAAGGTTTAATATAACCGGATTTCCATCTATAATACTTGTAAAAAATGAAGAACTTGTAGAACATTATAATGGTCATAGAACATTTAATGCTATATCAGCATTCATTAAAAGTAAAGATATATAAGATGATAATAAAATATTATTATAGTATTACTATAATAAAATGGGCGGTGGATTAATGCAATTGGTTATAACAGGTCATGCGATGGAACAATTTATATTAACAAACGCAAGTATTAATTACTATAAATATGTTTATAAAAAACACACAAACTTTTCTATGGAAAATCACGAAATAACTCCTATAAATAATGGTAATAATGGATTATTTAGAAGTGCAACAATGACATATGAAATAAAAAGACACGGTGATTTATTAAGTAATATTTTTTTAAGTTTTAAAGTCCCAGCCATATATTCTTCCAATGACTTTAAGTTTAGATGGGTTAATAATTTAGGATTTAATTATATACATAAGACATTTTTCGTAATAGCGGGTCAAACGATAGAAACGATATATGGCGAATGGATGAATATATGGAATGAATTGACAAATAAGGACGGAACGAATTATAATAAATTAATTGGAAATATTCCCGAATATACAGATCCTGTTACTACAAATCCAAAAGTAACAATTATTAATAATAAAATTATTACTGTTAATTATCCCGCGACTTCAATTTTAACGGATACTATACCAAGTATAAAAGAAAGAGAAATTCAGGTTCCATTACATTTTTGGTTTACAAGAAATCCATCGCTTGCGTTACCATTGTTAAAACTAGCAAATAATGAAATAATACTCGTTGTTGAAACGAATTTAAATGCTATTGAAGGTTTATACACTGTATGGTCAGAAAAATTAAATACACACGTTAGCAGTTATTTATATAATAATATAAATCCTAATAATAAAATAAATATATATAAGTTTATAAAATATGATGGAGTATTGACCACATTTGACGTAAATAATAAATTACATTTAACATATGTTTTTTTGGATAGTATAGAAAGAAGTAGAATGTTGTTGGATACAAATACTATAAATTATGTTATAGATACAGTTAAAAAGGCAATTGGTGATGGTAGCGATGGTAAATATAACATAACAAACGCAAACAATCATATTAAGGAATATATATGGACTATAAGACGTAGTGATATTATTAATAATTTTAATAATTATATTAACTATACCGCACAACATACATACAATGAAAGTATGGGTATTCTCAAAAAAGCAAAAATAACATGGATTAATCAAACAGAAAGAGTAGAATATGATGCTAATTTTTATAATCAAATACAGCCATATTATAATCATACTAATATTCCACGAACAGGTATTTATTGTTATTCATTTGCTTTATTTCCAGAAAAAATTAATACTTCCGGATCTTATAATAATTCAAAAATAACAACATCGCTTCAATTCGAATTAAATGATTATTCAAATGAACAATCATATACAGATATGATTAATAGTATAAATAGTTTAACAAACTCTGAAGAAAAAATAACATACGATGTAAGCATATTTATAAAAGAAATTAATATATTAAGTGTTATTAATGGGCAGGCGCGTTTAAAATATGTGTAATTTTATAATCTTCTTTTTCTAATAAGTATAATGGATTTATTTACGTTAATTATAATTTTATTAGCGGGATATATTATAAAATATTTAATTGATACAATTAATTCATTAAATCGCGAGATAAAAGAAATAAAAGAAAAATGTATAAAGTCAAGTGATAATGTAAAATTCAAAACTAAAACAGAAGAACCTAATATAAAAATTAATAGAGATTTAATAAATAGTATTAGTTATTTCAAAGACTTTTTTGATAATAAAGATATATAAATGATAAAGCCGTTACTATATTTAAAAGTTAAAATATAATATGCCAAGAAAAGCAAAAGTTATTGATGATAAAACATTAAATGTAAAGAAAAAGAACTTATTAAATACTATGGTAAAAGATATATCGATTGTTGATAATGAAGATATTATATTGCAATTGCAAATATCGGAATGTCAAATATCTAAAATGAATGAAAGCGTTGATACAGAAATATTAGAAAATCCAGAACCATACGAACCTAATTGTTTTTATTTAAATGAATCAAATATTTACAATAACATTCAAGATAATATTATAAATGACGCGAGCATATCTTCGAATAATGAAACTTCTTTATCTAATAAAGAATATAATGAAAATATTATAAATACTCATAATAATTGCTATTGGTGTTGTCATCCAATAAATAATAGAACATTTGGAATGCCATATAAATATAATGTTAAAACAGATACATATATATTATTTGGGAACTTTTGCTCATTAGAATGTGCTAATGCCTATAATTTTGCATCTCATTGCGGTAGTTATAAGGTTTGGGAAATTAATAGTTTAATACAAATGCTAAGTAAGCATTTTGGTGTTTCTCATCCTGTTCGCCCAGCTCCTTCAAGATTTTTATTAAAAATATTTAATGGACCTATGACAATAGAAGAGTTTAGAAGCGGTCATTTAACAAATGATAAAACGCATTTATTAAACTTACCACCGATGATATTAACAAATTATAATTATGAAATTGTAAATACATCGTATTTAAAAAATATAACAGATAATATGCATATTAAAAATGATATTTGTAAGGAAAAAACACAAATTGCTAAAAATATAAATCCGTTTTTTAATAAAAAATGATATAAGAATATACATTTATATATATAAGAAAATATGACAGACATTTATTTTTCAAAATATAGAATTTCAACAATTACTTGTAATGCTAATATAGGATGTTCGATTAATATCAATTTAGGAATATTATTTGATAATATTATTGTATCAGATACACCCGAAGTAGATAATTCGTTGGTGTGGGCACAGTTTATGAAAGATGGAACAGATGTATCAAAAGGTGTATATCCAAAAAAGAGAAGGAAAAGTAAAAAAGATAAAATGAAAAAAAACAGATTTGATAATCAGGTAACTGTTATTTATAGATTTAGAGAGAAATATATACCTAATGTAAAAATTTTCAAAAATGGTAATATTCAACTTACTGGAATTAAAAGTGTTGAAGATACTGAAATAATTGTTAATACCATTATTGATAATATCAAAGAAATATATAATAATATTGACAAAAATATTATTATTAATGTTCAAGAAGATTATGTTTTGGATTTAAAATATCAAAACTTTAAAATTAGAATGATTAATACAGACTTTAAGGTTTATACAGACCCTGAACTTACTAAAGGATTTGAAGTAAAAAGAAGAGAAATACATAAATTATTCATAGGAGATGAATATAATAATAAATGTTCATTTCAGCCTGGTATTTATCAAGGCGTCAAATTAGAATATTTCTGGAATGAATGTAATAATAAAAAAAACGGGATATGTTCGTGTCCAAAAAATTGTTATGGAAAAGGAACAGGAAAAAGCATTGATGATTGTAAAAAAGTTACTGGTGCGTTATTTGAAAGCGGAAGTGTGTTAATAACAGGAGGTGTTACATTCGAACAAGTCGATGAAACATACAAATATATATGCGATTTTTTAAGAAAACATAAAGATGTTATTAAAAAACCTCATCCTAGTGCTTTACTATTAGTATGACAAAATATGTTATAATTATCTTCATTATTAGAAACGCTATCTTCTTCCGTATATTTTTTAAACATACTCGTTACAACAGTATTATTTCCTGGTCTATTAAATGATGGTATATGATGACTAGCATAAAATTGTCCGCTAAAATCAACAGCATCTGGAAAAACAGAAGGTTGTTTATAATTATTACCCCACGGTTTTTTATCAAATAGTACTTCCCCTGTATATAGTCCAGCGTTTTTAGGAGGTACTGGAACGCCAACATTTGGAGCATAGTTTAACTCTGCGTATTCTAATTCTTTTTTCATTATTCTATATAGAATGAGGATATTAATATGTTATAATATTAGATTTATTTCGTGTAAATAATCTTTTTATTTTAGAAATGTATTATTATGTTCTAGATATATAAAATAAAACTATATTATTAGGTTGTATTATTTAAGAACCTTGTAAATATTTTGATTATAAATGTATTCATTATCAATAACAGTGGTGATTTTTTTCATTACATAAAATGATAAAAATTATTCTTAATTATAAATATATTGTGAAGATATTAAACATTTGTCAATAAGATAATTGAAATTAATATAATATAATATTTTTTGAACTTTATTTTAAAGATGTTGAATATACACAAATAAAGATTTAAAAATTGATATTTTGTAATTATTTTGTTGAACAAAATTACAAATGATAGATGATAATAATAAGAAAGGTATAAATTCTTCAATTATGGGTAAAAAATATGAATTGCAAATTTATAAAATTGTTAAAATGTGTAAAATGAACGGAAACTCTTTTAATAATCAAAAAGAAAATGAATTAGGCGGATGCTGTTCTAAAAATGATATAGAATGTAATATGATTTGTAAAGGAGATATTCCTATAGAAATAAAAAAATATAAAACACCCGATTGGATGCAATGTAGTTTAAAATACGACGATGTTAATAAAAAATGGGTCGGCAGTACAAAAAATAAAATACCTGATAAATCTAAAGAGACTTTTGAAAATATAATATCGAATAATTTATTATTTAATGGAAATATACCAGTATTTATGAATAGAAAAATAACTTATGAAGAATGGATTAAAATAAAGAATTAAACTGATATTTATAATGATATATATATTGATTGCCCAAGCGATACTATTAAAAAACTATAAATATATTCAAATATCTG